CGAGCTATATTCTTTGTTCTACTACCTATGTTTCGCTTTCTTGGTGATGCTGCTCTCAGAACAGTATCAGCTGATATCTCCAGAGATGAACAAATCCACGTGGCAACAAATAGCCTTGTATGTGCTGAGTTGGGTCTTGTTCCTAGTAATTCTCTGGACAAGCTTCGGAAAGCAACTATACAATGGGTACTACAACCCTTAAAAGAGAACACAACCGATAAATATTTGGACAAAAAATTTTGGCTGGATGCGAGCGATCGGTTAATGTATGAGGGTAAAGCCCCACAGTTTTCTGACACAAAAGCAGCTCGTATGCCAGCGTTCTTTGAACATGCAAATACAAACCTCCCTCAATACGCTTAGTTTTCAATCTGAAAAGTTAAAGAAATTGGTTGAGGATCTTGAATCCAAGTTCGCTTGGTATCCCGTCCACCCCAAGGAGGAGTTAGCCTCTATCATGTATCGCTCGGGACAACAAGAAGTGGTACAATATGTAAAAACTATTTTAGAAGAAGACAATGTGTCTATTTAGATCAAACCCATCTCCTATGCCTACACCGGCTCCCATACAACCAAGGCAGCCAGACGTAGTACAAGCATCTAGACTACCTGACAAGAAAGAATTAGTAGATCCAGAAGAAGTAGCAGGCGTGGAGTATGGTACAACAGCTAAAGCTAAGTCAAGAGGAGCTGCCAAGAAGATTGGTACAGATGCTCTTAAAATTAACATCAACCCCGGCACAACAGGTGGTGGTAGTACTACTGGAGGCATGAATGTATAAGGCTAAGGAACGATACAATCAACTATCATCAGGTAGAACTCAGTTTCTAGACATGGCAGTTGAATGTTCTGAACTTACCTTACCATATCTTGT